AGAAAAAATTGTGAAATTTAAATCATGGGAGATTGCGTAATGGTTGATGTGTTAGAAGATATTGGTGTTCTGGAGAATTTGTTGATTGCAATGAATGAGGGTGCGTCTGATGAAAAGAGGATGGCACTTAACTCTGTTGAGTCGCTTCTAAATAAAAAGAAGCAAATCATAACTGAGTTTGAAAAGGAGTTCGCACCAAATGATTAGGAACAAAACTACAAAGAGTGAAATCGTAATTGATTTAACTGGGCCAGATGGAAATGCATACGTTCTATTGGGTAAGGCAAAAGACCTTGCAAGACAATTGGAACTGGATGCAACTAAAATTTGTAATGAAATGACTACTGGTGATTACGAAAACTTGATTTCAGTGTTCGATAAATATTTCGGACATATCATTGTATTGGAGCGTTAAATGACAGGATTAGAGCATTCTCTTCTTGCCACAGGACTACTCGCCATTTTCTATTATGTTGGTGTCCATGTGGGAAAGAAAGAAAAGATTGAGGACATAGTGTCAACTATGTTGGACAAGTTAGAACGTGGTAATTTTATCAAGGTAGAGTTAGACAAAAAAACTGGCGAAAAAGAGTTAATACCTCTTGACAAAGCTATTTAAATGGTGTACTATGTATATTGATTGTGAGAAAGTAGAATTATGATTTATAAGACTTTGGGTGATGCAATTATCGCCGCAAAAGAAATGTGTACTGTATTGGACACATATGTAAAAATTACTAAAGCAAAGGACGGATATGAATTGTTCGGAACTGGAGCTGTAGTAAAAACCGTGAAGGAGTAAAAATGAAAAAACTATCTATTGGACTTTGTGCCATGTTGGTAATGTCGAGTACGGCATTCGCTCATGAAGCACAAGTTACAGATGTTAACAAGAACGTAATTAATCGTGTACCCTACAATGTAGAAGTGTGTACGAATGTTACTTCTGGTGGAGACAAATCTGGTGACATGCTAAAGGGTGCTATCATTGGTGGTATTCTAGGTAAAGTAGTTACCAAGAAAGATAATGGTGCGGCCGCAGGGGCAGTACTTGGTGGGATTATCGGACACGATAATTCTGGAGCAACAGCGTCTACTAAAAGAGTATGTAGTATTGAGACACGTTATGACGAAGAGGTGACAACTGTTTATTCACACAGTATCGTTACTTTTTACCATAATGGACAACAGTATAGAGTACAATTTAGTAAGTAGACAAACCAAGAATACTGCCCGTAGCTCAGTTGGATTAGAGCAACGGTCTTCTAAACCGTAGGTCGCAAGTTCGAGTCTTGCCGGGCAGGCCAAATATGAGGATTTAATGAGGTATAATAAATTTAATAAGTATAATAAGAAACGTAATTTTAAACAAGAAGAGCGTCCTGCTGGGATGACTGTGATTGTTCGTGATAATGATGTAAACAAAGCGTTAAGAGTTTTAAAGAAGAAACTCTTGCGTGATGGGTTCTTTCAAGAATTAAGAGATAGAACCTTTTATGAGTCCAAGGGAACTAAACGTAGAAAAGCAAAGGATGCTGCGACACGAAGATTCAAACGAAACTTGGAAAAACAAAAACTTGAACGTGGATATTAAAAAGGTGACTTATGAAAAGGAATTTGAACGTAGAGAACGACTCTACTCTACCGAAGAAACGTAAACCTCGTAAGCCTATGACTGCTGAACAGAAGGCAGCGGCAAGTGAGAGACTTGCAATAGCGAGAGAGAAACGTCTAAAAGAAAATCCCCCCGAATATAAATCCATTCATCCGACTGTACTCGCAAGAGGTGATGACGATGCATGGAGTCATATCAAAGTCAAACAGTGGATTAAAACACAAAAGAGTTTAATGTCTACTGAACGCTCTGCAATGAGAGCAAAAGTAAAAGGTGCAGAAGCACGTTACGAAAGTCATCGTGGTTACATTCGTAACATGGAAACATATCTTAGAACAGGTGAATGGTTAGACTTGTTTTGGGGTGAATACCAACAGAATAAATGTAAACAAGTATGTTTAGTTATGGCATACCATCCAGATGGAACACCAAAAAGAAATATTGGAACTTGGTATCCAGACATTCAATGTGAATGGACAAAGGAAATGGAAGAGGAAGATTTTGATGGAAAAAAAGGGTAAAGTAATTCAGTTCCCTTTGCAGGCAACACCAAATCCAAATATTAAAGTTGATAGTTATGCACTACAAATGCAACAAGATATGACATTTGCAGACCATCTAACTGAAGGTTTGGTTGTTAATATGATTCACAATATGAGTGAGAATGGTGTTGACACAGAAGATGAAGATTTTATTGCTGATATATCAATGATGATAGAAATGGTAAAGTCTACACTTTATAGAAGTTGTAACATACCACATCCATTGCAAACCGTTACGGATGAATTTGTTACGACAACAAAAGAGAATGGTAAAACTAGTGTGTATCTAGATTGTTTTGAAATAAGAGATGCCTGTATTGAAATGGAAGAAGAAGATGATGAGGAGTAAAATCTATTGACTTCTTGCCTATTTTAGGGTACTATATATAAATGTAAATAAAAGTGAGTATTAAGTTATGATATTAGTTGATATGAATCAAGTTACCATTAGTAATCTAATGATGCAACTAGGTTCAAAGCGTGACAACGAACTGGATGAAAATCTAGTTCGACATATGGTATTAAACTCTATAAGAGGATACCGTAGTCGATTCCATGAAGCCTTTGGTGAAATGGTACTTTGTTACGATAGCAAAAAGTATTGGAGAAGGGATTACTTCCCCAACTACAAATCTAATCGAAAGAAGGACAGAGCAAACTCTGGACTTGATTGGAACACCATCTTTGAAACTCTGAATAACATCAGAGATGAAATCAAAGAAATCTTTCCCTACAAAGTTTTAGAAGTAGAGGGTGCAGAAGCAGATGATGTTATTGCATCTATCGTACAGCATGTTGCTGAAACTCCTAGTGAGTTTGAGCATATCCTTATATTGTCTGGTGACAAAGATTTCATTCAGTTGCAGAAACACAACTTTGTGAAACAATATTCTCCCACATTGAAAAAATTTGTGAAAGATATTGACCCCGACATATATATAAGGGAGCATGTACTAAAAGGTGATAGAAGTGACGGTGTACCTAATTTTCTTTCGCCAGATAATACTTTCGTTGATGAGTTGAGACAGAAACCATTATCCAAGAAAAAGTTGGAGACATGGATTGACTTAGAACCATCTGACTATTGTTCAGATGAAATGATGAGAAATTATCAACGAAATAAAACCCTAATTGATTTAGAATGTATACCTAGTGACTTGAAGGTAAAGATTCTGGAAGAATACCAGAATGCTGAACACGGTGACAGGTCGAAACTACTAAATTATTTTATTAACAAAAGATTGAAAAATCTTATGAATGACATTGGAGACTTTTAATATGGTTCAAGATACCTATACACCTCTACTTTCTGAGGTATTAAAGAAAGTACATAATGCAAAGACGAAGGCAAAGAAAGTTGAACTCTTGCAAAAATATGATTGTGACGCATTGCGTGTAATCATTAAATCATCATTCGACCCTAACATCGAATGGGTGATTCCAAAAGGTGAAGTTCCCTTTACAGCAAATGATGCTGAAGAAGGAACTGAACATACTGTACTACGAAGAGAGTACAAAAAACTTTATCGTTTTGTGAAAGGTGGTGATGATGGATTAGTTGGTTTTAAACGTGAAAACATGTTCATTCAATTACTAGAAGGATTACATAAAAGTGAAGCTGACCTCGTTATCTCTGCAAAAGATAAAAAACTACATCAAGCATTCAAAGGACTCTCTGAGAATGTCGTTAAAGAAGCGTTCCAATGGAACGACAGTTACAACAAGGAATAAAGATATGAAAGATAACTATCAACATTGTTTGGAGATGATTCTCCATCACGAGGGTGGTTATGTCAACCATCCAAAAGACCCAGGCGGTGAAACTAATCTTGGCATTACCAAGAGAGTTTACGCTTGACCTCTGCGTATTCGATTTTGGAGTAAACGCTGGTACAGGACGAAGTGCAAAGTATTTGCAAACAATGATTGGGACAACTGCCGATGGTGGCATTGGCCCCAATACACTGAGGAAACTTGGTGAGTATATTGACGAACATGGTCTTGAAACAACTATCAAGAACTTTCAAGAAGCACGTCAATCATACTATGAAAAATTAAAAACATTTGAAACATTCGGTAGGGGTTGGACTCGTAGAGTTACAGAAACTACAGAAGAAGCTCTAAAAATGTGTTGACTTATGCGTACCTTTAAGGTATGATATAAACAATGGATGGGAATTCACCTCTCTCTCGACTTTCTCTCTCAGAATTTCCATCCATTACCTCAAAAGCCCTTGTTTTTCAAGGGTTTTTTTTGGCCAAAATAATGAAGAAATGCCTTGACTTTTGTTCTAATAACATGTATACTATAAGTATAATCAAGAAAGAAAGGAAATTATATGATTAAAAATTTGAATATACCAGAAACTTGTGGGTGGTTGGGAATGATTCTCATCCACGGAGCAACTGCTCCAACCTCAATTTCAGTTCTAATGGGATGGTCAACTGACTTACCCCCATTGAATTTCATACTGTTAGTATGGTTAGGACTGTTCTTGTTCCTAGTAAGAGCAATATATGCTAAGGATACTTTGTACATTGTATCTAATGCGATTGGGTTTTCACTAAACAGTCTTTTATTAAGTTTAATTGCATTTAATTAAAAAAATGCCTTGACTTTTGTTATGATAACATGTATACTATAGGTATAGTTAATGAGAAAGGAAAAAATTATGAAGTTTGAAAAATGGTTAGATACTCTAGTCGAAGAAAAGAACCTAGATATAGAACATGTATTTGAATATAAAGGCCCTGTGTGGGGTATGAATATGATTCCTTTGGGTGCAGTAATTGAACAGATTAAAGCGTTCCACCCAAAAACTCAACAGATGACAAAAAACAGATTAGTTGAGATTGATTTTAAAAACGGTGATGTAATGCACTTCTTTGGTTACATTGCTCAAAAGATGGCACAATAATGAAAAATAGAAATGTTATATCAGTTGTTGGTGGTGTTAAACATGAGAGACACATTGCAGAAAAATGTGTTGCTCACATGATTGACAAACTAATGCCTAGAATGAAAACCTTGGATATTGAGGTTGAGATAAAAAACATTCCAGGCTCTGCAATTGGTTATTGTGATATGCAAGATACCAATAGAGAATTCACTCTGGAAATTCAGAAGGGATTAACTCTAAAAGAATTAGTAACAACCGTGGTTCACGAGATGATACACGTTAAACAGTACGCAAGAAAAGAAATGGATGTCGAAGGTAAAACTTGGAAAAGATGTTTCGTTGTTGAGGGTACTGGTTACTACGACCTTCCTTGGGAAAAGGAAGCTTACCGTCTGCAAGACAAATATGCACAGTCAGTTTGGGATGCAGATATTTTGTAAAAAATAGCCTTGACATCTTGCTTAATGCTTGATACAATAGCTATGTTGATAATGAGAAAGAGGAAATATTATGATTAGTAATGAAATGCAAAAAACCCTAATGGGTATGACAGTTGGTGAATTGACAGAACTTCAGAAGTTTTGTTCAGACCTCAAAGTGATGAAAAACAAAACTGGTTTAGAAGTTGGCCAGAGAGTTTATGTTGTTCAGAAAACAAAAAAGACTCCAGGCACTATCAGAAAGATTAACAAGACAAGAGCGATTGTTGATATGGTGACTAACCCTATCAGTGGTGCTGTGTCTGGTTACAATGTTCCATTTTCAATGTTGGAGGCTGCGTAATGACACAAGTTGCTGTTATTCATACTGCATTTGAGGATACTCCACGAACCGTTGCGTTTGTGGATGTTCCAGAATTTCCATCTGTGACTGAGACTTTAGAGTACTGTTACAGATGGACTAACAATATTGCTGGTTCATGGAGTAAAGGTGAAATCCTTACTGGTGACAACGGCGAGACTATTAACAATGGTGATTACAATAAGAATGTGAAAGTCGTATCAGACCTACCAGTTTATGATGGAAAGACATATGGAATGCGTTCTACTTCAGTAGGTGACCAGATGTTAATCGGTAATCAAAAGTATGTGGTTGCTGGTGTTGGATTTAAAACAATAGACGGAAAGGACGTTTAATTATGAGTGCTGTGAAAAGTTTAATGATGGATGTAGAAGATTTTGTTTACGACTTCTACACTAAAGAAGGAAAGTTAACTGACTCTCCAAAAAATATTATCCAGAAGGCGATTGAGAAATTCGGTTATTCTTTTGGAAGTTATGCCGCAGAGGTTATTGAAAAATCTGAGGAAGAAAATGGAGCGAGTTGGGATTTTGAAAAATCTGTCTCTCAAAACTTAGTAGGATTTGAGATGGCAAATGATAAGATTCCTTTTTAGTATAATGATAATTATGATGTTGGGTGGATGTAGTGCAGTAGAGACTTCCACCCAAATCTATCAACTGTGTAAGTATCAAAACAAATGCCCAGTTGAAGTGATAGGAGATTGGTTAAATGGTAATTAAAGTTTTAGGTACAGCAGTTGGTATTTTCGCACTAACAAGTTGTAACTATGCGGTTGCAAAACTTCCATCTGCATGTGAATATGAAAAAGTTGTAAAAACAAATTGGACTCAACATATAGAAAAGACTTCTAATATTTCAGAGAAAGTTTTTCCGTATGTTGATGATACTAGAAAATGTATAGTATCGATGGACGTAACTATAGATGGCACAGACTATCCTACCAGTGGTGAATATGTGTTCGGCCCAGACATGACACAGAACGCTGCATGTGGTGAGGCAACCATCAAAGCAAAAAAGAAAATAATAACCCAAGTATCACCAGAAGTATTGACTGCTCAAACTGAGATGGTTTGTAATTCTAATAAAGCGGTAACTGCTGATAAAGATGTTATCGAAACAACAGAAACAACTACAAAAGTTATACAAGGTAAAACTATTGACAATAGGCCTACTGTTGTGATACAATCTAATAATAATTTTGAAAGAAACTTATACGACCCAACATATTCTATTTGGGACACATTCTTTGGACAACCAAAGAACCAACCGTATGTAGACCCAAGACAGCCAAGATGTAAGGCGAATTGGAATACTGGTGGAAGGACATGTTGGTATGATTAAGTTTATATTAGGAATTCTGGTGGGTGTTGTTATAATAACATATTACCCACAGATAGGGTCAGACTTGCTCGATTTATTTCGTGAGTCTGGTGTTCGTGACAAGATAATTAACCAATTAGAAGGGATATAAATTATGAAACATGTCATGTTACTTGGTTGTGCAGCACTGCTTGGTGCGTGTAGTACAGCGAAGGTGAGCCAGTTGGAATCAGTTCCACCTAGTTCAATTGTTGATGCAGAAACGTATCAATATAAAACAAAGGTAGTTGAAGAACAAATTGCAGAGATGCCAAAATGGTTCAAAAAATTGCCTGAAAGTAAAGATGCAATCTATTCCACAGGGACAGCAGCAACATCAGATTTGCAGTTATCAGTTGACCTTGCGGTATTGAATGCAAAGACAACTCTTGCCGACCGTATTAATGGTAGAGTTCGTTCTCAAACTAAATCATTCGTTGCCAAGATTGGTAATGAAGATATCGGTAGTTCAGTTCTCTCTGAAGTAGAGAAAGCAACAAAGAACATCATTGCAGATGTAGACGTTGCTGGATACAAAGTTCAAGAGACTGAGGTTGTTGCAAACGGCCCAGACTATCGTGCATATGTTTTGTTGGTTTACTCTGATAAAGAAGCAAACAAAATTATTATGAACCGTCTGAGAAAAGACAGGATGCTCTTGTCTAAAGTTCGTTCTACCAAAGCGTGGGAAGAACTAGAAAAAACTGTTGATAGTGTTAAAGAAGAAGATGCTATTGAATCTGAAAACAACATGAAGGTATTGACACAATAATGCTAAAAGAACTACTCGTTTCACTTATGATAACTGGTACACCAGTTGCGATATCAGATATTTCATCTGTAGAACAATTTACTTTTGACGAGGCAACTTGTCTCGCTCAGAATGTTTACCATGAAGCAAAGAACCAACCCCAAGTAGGGCAGATGGCAGTAATGTCTGTAACACTTAATCGTGTTTCTGATGATAGATTTCCAGATACAATCTGTGAAGTTGTTAAAGAAGGCCCATCTCGACCTAGTTGGAAAGGCACAGGTGAAATGATTCCAGTTCGACATAAGTGTCAATTCAGTTGGTGGTGTGATGGCAAATCAGATAAGATACATAAACAGAACCAAGAAATATATAATGACATTTTTGTCTTTACATTGGGGATTGTTTCTGGTAAAATAACACTATTAGATGTCACAGAAGGAGCAACACATTATCATGCAGACTATGTGTCTCCGTCTTGGGCAAGTTCTAAAACTAAAACAGTGGAAATCGAAGACCACATATTTTACAGATGGGAGAAAAAGTGAATATATTTTATCTAGATGAAGATGCAAAGACAAGTGCAATGATGCATGTGGATTCTCATGCAAGTAAAATGATTATCGAATATGCTCAACTCATGTCTACTGCACATCGTGTATTGGATGGTAAACAAGTAAAACGATTGAGTAAAAAGAATCGTTTGCTTACAACTTATGACCATCCAGACCCACAACTAGACCATACTTTGTACAAATCTTGTCATGTCAATCATCCTAGTGGTATTTGGGTACGACAGTCCAAGAAAAACTACAGATGGTTGTATGAAATGTGGACAGAACTGAATACAGAATTCATGTACAGGTATGACAAAAATGTACCACATGAAAGTTATCGTAAACTAAAGTGGGCATTATTCAGTCCACCAGAGAATATGCCTGAGGGTGTATTTACAGAACCCTTACAGGCAATGCCAGACGATGTAAAGAATGAATCGTCAATAACGGCCTATCGGGATTACTATATAAAGTATAAGCAACATTTGGCATCATGGAAAAAGAGGGGTATGCCAGATTGGATGGAGTTAAGACATGCTACATAAAATAAGTGATTTGTGTGATAAGATAGATTCAATAAAAATGATGAGTGATAAACTTAGGATAATGAAATATAACGAACCTAAGGCTCGAAAGCATGAATTAAATGCATTGATTGAAACTATACAAGCAGACTGTCTCTTAGTTGCTATGGATAAGGGTGAATATTGGAAACCCAACAACGAAGAAAAAGTTGGAAATTCCATTATAGGTGGAACAATGTCTCCAGAAGAAGAACGAGAATGGATTAGAATTGAACAACAACAGGATGGGAAAAGTACAACATAATGCCAACATTTAAATTTAGAAATACGGAAACAGGTGAAGAGTTTGAAGATTTCCTATCTAATAGTAGAAGAGAAGAACTTTTAAAAAAGAACCCACACATTAAACAGATGCCTTCAATGTTCTCTATCGCTGGTTCTACTGGTGACAACATTGATGCCAAAACTGATGATGGTTGGAAAGAGGTTCTTGCAAAAGGGGCA